TGAGCAAGCCGCATACGAAAAGATATTTTTAAAACGCCTTAATGAGCAGGCTCTTATATCTGGGTTAATTAAAGTGCATCCGGATAATCCTGCTATACAGCAGACGTTGCCTGTATCGGGGGAGATTGCCAAACATTCAGCATGCCTAACTAATATTATGGACAAATTACTTAAGCACTTAGGCAGCCAAACAGAAGAAGAAGATGACGATTTATTAGAATACGAATAAAGCCCACTATTTAGCAGGCTTTTCATACTCTTTTAATACTAATTCGATAGCTTTATCAAGTAATTTAGACATTGGTATCATAGTATCTTTAGACAGTTGCTTTAATTGCTCATAAAGTTTAGTATCTACAGCATTTGATATTGGAGTTCTATTTTTAAGACCTCTATTCATAATAATCACCTCAATTTCATTATATAATATATTGTTAATACTTGCAACTACAAGTAGTTAATGGTATAATATAATAAAGGGGATGAAAGTATGAATAAAAGTGGGATTTATAAAATAACAAATACGATAAACAATAAGTTTTATATAGGTAGTAGTGTAAACATTAGAGCAAGAATTACTAATCATAGAAGTCAACTGAATAGAGGGGTACACGATAATAATCACTTACAAAGAGCTTGGGATAAATATGGAGAGAAAAGCTTTAAGGTAGAATTAATTAAGGAGTGTAATGATGAGGAATTGCTTTATGAAGAACAAAAGTATCTAGATAAGATAGGAGTGGGTGAAAACCCAAATTGTTATAATATCGCAAAAAGTGCATTTGCTCCTACTTTAGGAAGAGAGTTGTCTAACGAAACCAAAAGAAAGATTGGAAATGCAAATAAAGGGAAGATGCATACAGAGGAAACAAAAGCCATACTTAGCAAAAAACATACAGGCAAAACATTAAGCAAAGAACATCGTCATAAGATGTCAATTTCTAGAACAGGTAGAGTATGTACTAAGGAGACAAGAAACAAGATAAGTGACGCACTTACTGGAATAAAACGTACAGATGAAACACGGCAGAAATTAAGAGAATCACATATAGGAATTGAAATCAGTCAAGAACAGCGTAAAAAAATGGCAGAAGGCAATTATAAAAAAGTGGTTTGTATTACTACTGGTGAGGTTTTTGAAAGCTTAAAAGATGCAGCAAAAGTTGTGGGAGTAAATTATACAAACATCACAAATTGTTGTAGAGGGAGGCAAAAACACGCAGGGAGAGACAAAGAAACAGGTGAGTTATTTGAATGGAAATATCTCGACGAATACGCATAGTTTCCTCGTTGAATACCACCAAAAGTGCAAGTCCGGAGAAATTACAATAGGCAGAGAGCTGATGAAACAGCTCGACTTGCTAATTAAAGATTTAAATAATCCAGAATATAGATTTGAGACATCCGATGCACATAAAAGAATTAGGTTTATTGAAAATGAGTGTAAGCACAGTATTGCGCCATTTGCCGGTAAGCCTTTTTTATTGGAATTATGGGAGAAGGCTTTTATTGAAGCGATATATGGATTTAAAAAAGAAGTCCGGGGAGTTTGGAAATTAAGATTTACAAGAGCGTTATTGCTGATCGGACGTAAAAACGGCAAAACATCCTTTTGCTCGGCTTTAGGTAATGCGGAGTTTTTTTGCGGACCAATAGGAACTAATGTTTTATGCGCTTCTAATGATTATGAACAAGCCGGAATGATTTTTGATGAAATCAACAATATGCGTGAGGAAAGCCGCAAATTAGAAAAAGTCAGCCGTAAAAATATCAAGGGCATCTTTATGGGCAATCCTAGGCAAAAAAGAAAGTCCGGTAAATTTAGTTATCAAAATAAAGCCAAGATTAAAAAATTGTCTGCTAAAACCGGAGCCAAAGAGGGAAAGAACATTGATTTTGCCATTATTGATGAAGTTCATGAGATGAAAGACAATACACTTGTTATGCCGATCTGGCAGTCAATGTCAACCAAGCCAGAACCACTCTTAATAGAAATCACCACAGAAGGACAAGTTGAAGACGGTTATTTGGACAAAAGGCTTGAAGATGCAAGGAAGGTTTTAAAAGGGGAATCTACAGATGATCGTTGGTTGGTGTGGCTGTACACACAAGACAGCGAAACAGAAGTCTGGCAAAACCCGGATAGCTGGGTTAAATCTAATCCAAATCTAGGAGTATCTAAACAGTGGGATTTTTTAGATGGCTTAATAGAGGAATCAAGAACAAACAGCGCCACAAGAGCATTTATGCTGTCAAAGGATTTTAATATCAAACAATCGTCAGCTAATGCGTGGTTGCAGGAATCCGAAATTATTAATACGGAAACTTTTGACATTGAAAGTTTTAGAGATGCTTGGTATATCGGGGGATGCGACTTTGCCGAAACAACAGACCTGTGCGCATGTAAATTATTACTGATGAGACCGAACGATAAAACGGTTTATTTCTACTCTCATTATTGGATTCCTGAATCAAAACTTTATGATTCTCCGGATGATATGGATTACAGACAATGGCAGAGAGACGGGTATTTAACAATCGTTGAAGGTAATAGCATTGATACATCTGTAGTGGCTGATTGGCAGTATGAACTTGTCAAAGAATATAATTTAAAACCCTTTAAAGTCGGTTATGATAATCGTTTTGCAAAGGATTATATAAATAGATTCAAGACATTATTTGATCCTGATGATTATGACAAAATACTTGTTAATGTTCCGCAGGATGCCAAATGCTTAAATAATCCAATGCGAAGATTAGAAGCTGATTTGCGCAGTAAGCTGGTAAATTATAATAACTGCTACGGGGATTTAGTTTGTTTTAGGAATACCGGTATAAAAGCGGATACACTGGAGAGAATAATGCCCTGTAAATTGCAAAGAGAAAAACGAATTGACGGAACGGCGGCGGCTTTATGCTGTTACGCCGTTTTTGAATGGAATAAATCCGACTTTTTAAGAGCGGTCAATAGATAGGGGGAGGTGAAATATTGAGCGTATTAAGTTATCTAAAAAAAGTATTCGGACAAAATGGTAAAGCGCAGTATCAATCGTGGATGTCAAACAGCCAGCCGATTTTTACATCATTCGGGCGGGATATATATTTATCTGATTTCGTAAACAATGCTATTGACCGGGTTGCATCCGAGATCAGCAAAATAAACATTAAAAGCATCGTTTCGCGGAATGATACTTTGCAGATACAAAACGACGACATTACAAGGCTGTTTAGATTTAAACCAAATCCGCTACAGACTACAAGTGATTTTTTATCCAGCGTTGAATGGCTGAGGCGTAAAAACTGCAATGTATTTATTTATCCGCAATATGAGGTGATAATAGCCAACGGCAGAGAGTTTAAGCGGTATGTAGCATTTTACCCATTAAATCCCACAGGGATATACATAGGAGTTAATAACGGTCAGGCGTGGGAAATAAAAATGGATTTTGCAGACGGCTCCAGCTACACATTGCCGTATGCTGATCTTATCCACCTGAAATGGCGGCGGGGCTCAAATCTGGTTGTAGGCGGCGGTGATGATTTTGGGAGGCCTAATAATTATGATCTGCTGCGGACAATAGATGCATTGGACAAAACAATTCAGGGATTGCCTAAAAGCATAGAGGCTAGTCTACAAGTAAAAGGCGTATTCCACTCAAAAGGAATTCATGGTAGAGATGAAATTGAGTCAATAAGAGATGAGTTTGAAAGCCATATCTTAAGCAGCAAATCAGGGATGATTGCCACGGATATAGCAGGAGAGTTTACTCCGGTAAAAATTGATTCCCCGGCAATACCGGATGAAGCTATGAAGTTTTTGAAGTCGGTCATCCAAGAGAAATACGGAATATCAGCTGCGATTTTATCCGGAGATTATACCGGGGGACAGCATGATGCATTTTATCAAACGGCAATCGAAGATTTTATAGTCCAATTTGAGCAGGCTTTTACGGCTTGCCTTTTTACTGCACGCGAACAGGATGTTGGACATGCAATAAGGTGCTATTACAACAAAATCAACTACATGTCCGACGAGAGCAAGGACAAGTTAACAACACACGCGGAAAACACCGGGCTTATGACGTTAAATCAGATTGCTGAAATGTACGGAATGGAACCGTTTGACGGCGGTGATATAAGGATAAGAAGCTTAAACTATGTCGATGCCAGTATTGCAAATCAATATCAATTAAACAATATGCCTAAAGGGGGTGAAGCAAGTGGGACAGAACAAACAAAAGAATAGTGATATTTACGAAAGGCGAATGATGGATATTCGTGCAGTTGGCGAAGAAGATAAAATGACAATTGAAGGTTATGCGATTGTCTTTGACCAACCTGCAACACATACATACGGATCATATTCATTTACGGAAACCATTAAGCGTGGCGCGCTTGATAAAACCGATATGAAAGATGTGCCGCTTAGATATAACCATAATGACACATGGCTGATAATGGCCAGAACAAGAAATAAATCGCTAAGATTGCAAGTTGATGATAAAGGACTGCTCATTCAATCTGATTTGCTTGATACACAGAGCAATAGAGATGCATACAAAGCAATTCAAGCAGGATTGATTGATAAAATGTCCTTTGCATTTACAGTTGCCGATAAAGGCGATAAGTGGTCGTATGGAGAAACAGAAACCACAAGGGAAGTAACAAACATTGATAAGTTGTACGACGTATCGGTTGTGGATATGCCGTTTTACGAGGGTACATCTATATATGCTCGCAGCCTTGAATTACTGGATAGTGAAAAAAGGCGGTTGGATAACTTGCGCGAGAAAGAACTCTTAAAACAAAAAATCATACTCAAAGGGAGGATATAATCCATGAATAAGAAAAAATTATTAGAACTTATTGCAAAGAAAAATGAAAGAAAAGCAGCTATCGGTGTTGAGGCCGATAAGTGCGAAGATGTTGCACAGCTCCGCAAATTAAATGACGAGGTTAATACCCTTGTTGAAGAAATAAGAAGTTTGCAGGAACTTGCAGACAGCATACCTGATGAAACTGACCCGGCAGGACTTGACGAAAACGAACAGGCTTTCCGTACAAGAGTTGTAAATGGTGAGGTTCCCGGAGTTGTTATTGCAGGCACAAATACGCAGGTACAGCGATCAGCAGAAAAAGATGACATGGAATACAGAAAAGCGTTTATGCAGTTTGTGACAAAAGGCGCTCCAATTCCTGCCGAATTAAGAGATGATGCAATAACAGCAACGACTGATTTAACTACTGCTGTTCCAGTACCTATTGTAAAC